AGCCAAAGTAAACCCTATGCCTGCGACTTAACCAGGTTGATGCTTATTTTCCTCATACCTTGCGAAAACGGTTCGGCTTATCTCAATCATCATTCTATGGCCATAAAATGTAGGAGAATGACCGAGTAAATGAAGATAGGCAATTGTAATTAGATATGCTGTGCTAGTACGGGGTGCATTGTAATATAATGAGTTTGGATCGATATATCGTGCCGCACTCGATGGATTATCTGTGATGAAGAATAGTTGTCTTGGGGATATAGTGTAAGGATATGGTATCTCAGTACTAATACCACTTAGTTCGAATGCTGCCTGATATGCAGCTCGAACACCGGGACTAGCATTAATTAGTGTATAGAAATTATCTAGGAGATGTCTTCGGTGACGCCAGAGATGTAATCCAAATTGAAACGTAGGATCATCTTTCTTAAAGGCACCATATTCACCTTTAATTTGATTTGTGATTCTGCCATATGTTGTTGTACAGTATTCCATAAATCCGAGTGCTTGTATTAGCTGCCACCCATCACTATAAGGTTGAATGGATGGTCCTAATGTAATGTTGAGATTTGGGTATTTGTACGGTAATAGATCAGTTGTATAAGTGATTCTATACGCATGTAAATAATCATCACGCTGTAGTGTCAGGTCAAACATATCAGAAGTAATTATATCTTTGAATTTCTTAGTCACTTGTTGCACCTCTACGTTTGAGACATCGATTGCCTCGATCGCTTGAATGATTCGCATGTGGAACGTATATGCGTAGTTGATAGTTGCAGGGACTCGTACACCTGCAAGTTCAAGTTGTTGTGCGGCATTTGCAGCAGCATTAATTGCATCAGGGTCACTTAGACTACCGAGGCGTCGTGCTTGGTCATTGATCTCCGCCCACTCCGTTGTTTGACTACGAGCGCGTGAGTACAGTTCTTTTAGATTCAATTTTCCAAGATTATGGCTGATGATAAGTTTGTACTTCCTCAATTGTGATTTATTGAGTAATTCATTATGGGGAATATTAGTATATGGTATACGTGTCTGATCTGATATATCAAAGAGGAAACGTATAGCATACTTACCTCTCGGATAGTATATATTATGCGGTGATGTCATAGTTCCGTCTTCACGCTGTAGCGCAGGTGGGGGTAATTCACCACCTTTATAAGTTAACAACCATGATAAAGGGTAGTAAATTTGTATGAGAACAGATTTGATGGTTTTATCGTTGATATGAATTTGTCTATCATTAATAGTGATACCGGGTGTTCGTATACGAAAGCGTAAGTCTTGCCATAGCTTATTCCTTGCGAGATCTGGAAGATCACGCACCGCACATTCTAGTGTTAATCGTCTACATGTATATGCGCAAAGCATAAAGAGCAACAAGCACAATCCACTCTGATCGTAGCATCGTGCACACATATCATAAGCGATAGCTACTAATTCATTACATTTCTCTTGAGGATCAAGGATAATTGAAGGTTTTTCAGCAGTAATAAAACTAACACGATCGGGATATGGTACATAGCGTCCGAGTAGTACACCTTGCTGTAGGAACTCATTGCTATTAAGGGAGGTAGCATCTTTAACGTTAAATCCTGCCTTACGATATGTTTGATTATCCATACGTAAATGTTCACGTACAATATCATCACTTCCAATGAGATACTTTGTCTTATCATCGCCACGTATATTGATGTCGCAATTGGGAGAGTGATTGCTCTGTAAATCAACACTCTTATCGAGGCCAATTAATACTTCCGTGTGATGAGCAGATGTTTGTGGTAAACCTGAACCGAATGATTGACTATAGTTAAATATTGTGCCAAATAATCGACTATTATAACTGAGTGATGAATATTCAAAGCCCGACGCGTCAGCAATGGCTTGATGGACAGCATTAATATATTCTCCAGATATATCTAAACTACCTGGACTTGTGCTTCTAGTGTTATGTGTAACTGATAGAGTCCGTGCGATATATGAGGCATATGCAGGTGTAGTACATAATGCAGCGACATCTAATGCCCATGCATTCATATTATGACGCAGTGATGATTGCACACTTGCATCCATTGCACTGACATCGGAATAATTGTTGTAATAACCGAGTGCTGTTGTTATGAGCATTTCACGCATATCAAGAAATGTACCGGAATCTTTTCCCATCATGGTGTATGGGGTAATGTCTAAGAAGGTTTTCATAAAGAGGTAGATTGGTAAATTTGGAATAAGAATTTCATTTGGTATTACGAAAATCCCGCGTTGTCGTCTATCGATTTGATCGCGAATTCCCATGTTAGTTGGCTGTTGTCGCGCACGATTTAGGCGATCAGCACTACGATAATCACGTGATTCGATGGCTTCTAGCACAATTCGACTATTTGCCGCTCTCTTGATTTTCTCTGATAGATGTTGACCCTCAAATACAGCTTTACGACCCGCAGATCGAGTCGTTACGAAGTTAAACCATTCGGTATCAAAGTTTTTCTTTGATACTTTATTTGCTACTGAAGTGGTGAAGTAACTGAGATATCTGTATGCGCTGGTCGATGGTGATTGCTCTGTTGGTCGCATCTCTAATGGCATCCCATTCGCGGTCTTTGTTACCTGAAACGCAGGTAGAACGTTCTCGACTACTTGTGGCTCCACTGCCCGTTTGAAACTTAATTCCGGTAATGTTTTTAGGTATGCGCGTGTATTCGATAGGATCCGTACGACTATATGTGATTTGATAATCATTTCTGGTGTTTTGCTGTATCGCATGACGTGGTTGATATAATTTTGATATACCTGTGGAAGTTGCTGTCTCAACTCTCTTTGGGATGTATACTCGGCGCTGATCCATTGTGGTTCTGTGGTACTTCGTGTGAATGTTGTTTCGAATAATCCAAATTGATTATATCGAGGTACGGTACACGTGTTAAGGAGGTGAACGGCTTCGTCTTTCCAATTTCGCGCTATCGACTTATATTTTAATTGACTATCAAAAATTGAAGTGGTAGCGTAAATTAAGTAAACATTGAAAGCAATAACTGATTCTATATGCGTGATATTCCCAACTAAGAGATCACACGCTAGTGCCGCGATGCAGTAAATAAGAATAGGTAACTGTGATGAGATGTTGGTGTTATTAAATTGAAATCTTTGTCGCTGTTCATAAAAAGGAAAAGTAACATATGGTGATAACAAAGCCGATATGATATATCTAAGTGGGTAGTCACGTGTCTGAAATTTAATGTCACAAGCGTGTAAAACCGCACCAACATTACGCCATATTGTTGAGCTCCGAGTTTGACATTGTTTAACTTCGATTAATTCTGTTAGTAATGTGTGAAGTTTTTCATAGATTTGTTGAATTGCTGGATCATGGTATTGCGGAAGTTTAGCCTCATAGAAAGAGCTTAGGTTAAAATTGGCTAGATAATCATATGGTCTATCCGACCTAAATTCTTTATGATTTATAGTGAGTGGGTATAATGACCAAGAAAATTGTGGTGGATTGAGAATTGCTGGTGGAATCACAAATTCAATGCTATATTGCGTACCAATACTTGTTAATCCAGAAAAGGTAATATTTTGTATCTGTTGAATAGATATGTTTTTATTTATGTCACGTAAGGTTATAAAATTGAATAACTTTTGGGTGTCTTCAATTCGGTCATCGATTTCTTGTTCTAGTTGAATGAATAAATCGGGGGATAAGCCTAATCCGGGTTGATAAAAATTTTGCATACTCAGACTGAAATTTTATAAATTGGG